CTTCAAACTTGCCCGAGCTCATCTTGCCTAGTCCTTCAAAGCTAACTCCTAATTCACTAGCTTTAACTGGCTCATAACCCAATGCCATACGTTTGTCGATACTGTCGTACGTATTGGTTGTTGACAACCAACACAAGTGCATCCCCGGAATAATTCCTGCGGGAAGATCGGGCAACGCACTATTTGCCCACTTGTCTCTAAACGCATCAAGGCGTTCACGACGTGCAATGTCATCAGGAGCGGCTGTTGTAGCGCGCTCAATTACTTCTTGTGCTCGATCGGCTAAGCGATCATCTAAGTCACGTTTAATTCTTGTATTTGCCATTTTCATTAACCTTTATTTTGACGATCATACTGCGCATAGGCGCGGATCATTTTGTTGCGTCTTTCTACATCATCCCAAGCACCAGCATCTTTAATTGCTTGTACACGATCACGGCTTAGCGTAATGGTGCCGGGTTTTTGTCCCGATGGGTTGCTTGTACGGCTAGAAGCCGTTGGGCCTGCAGATCGACGTTGATTTGAACCACCTTTTGATGTATAACGGTGAGGTAATCGTGATGATAAACGACTATCCAATTCGTCCCAGTATTCTGGGTCTGATGGATCCCACCCATCTTGGGCAAGTTCTTGGTCAACTACTTTGGCAATTCTACTATCTGTGTCTCGAGCCTGTGGATCGTACCAAGAGTTCTTTTTTAACCATTTTGTGGCATTTTGCTGAACCTCAGTGTTAACTGGGTTAGGAACATTTTGCTTTGGTGCTTTAGCTTGCTCGAGTTGTTGTTTTTTGTAATGTTGCGCTTGATTAAAACGCTGTTTAGCGTCAGTCAATTGCTCCAAATATTCTACTTGTCCGGCAGCATCATTGTTTCGAGCAGCTTCTAGCATCTTTAATTTGGCATATTCGATTTTAGCGGCTTCGTCTTCGATGGCCTTATCTAATTGCGCAAATTGGTACGATGTTGCAGTGCTTTCCACTTTAGCTAGGCGCTCTGCCAACTCAGCATTGCGTCGTTCAAGTGCAGTAATCTTGTTTCTTGCAGAAATTTCGCGTTGCTTCTTTAAATCTTTCTTGAGTCTGCGTTCTTCTCTGCGAGCTTCACGAATAGCTTCACGTTCTTCGTCAGTTTCGCCTTCTTCGGCAGCTTCATCATCGGCTGCGGCATGGGCTTCTTCGTCGTCTTCGTGATCTTCGTCTTTTTCAGCTTTTTTGTCTTTTTTCTTCTTTTTTGGTTCGTCGTTTTCTGTTTCTACTTCCAATTCTTCTGGAAGTTCAACATTAACTAAAGCCGAACCGTCTTCAAGTTCCTTCACAGGAACATCTTTTTCATTTTCTGCCATAATTTTCTTTCAAAATTAATCTACAAACGCTTTCATCTTCTGCGCATACTCAAAACTACGAATACGAGAGATAATTTCACGTGCCTGAAGAGTAATAAACACCACTGGGGCGCCATCATCATTAGGATTAATAACAAAACGATCACCGCCGTATTTGATTGTTCTTACCAAATCACCAACTTTGCACCATGGGCCTTCAATCCAAGGCTCTAAGGTATCGGGTGACTTATATGCAAGTGGTCCAATCTGGATTACTTTAGCTACAGTCTCGTTAAAACGTAAGGTTTGTTTGGTTTCATCAACTAGGATGATTCCGCCTTTGCTAGTGGTCTTTTCTCGGCGTAACTGCACCAATACTCGATCTCCAGCTACATCGACTCCGGGATCTACTTCAGGAAAACACTCCAACTCCGTGCGTAAATCTGGTTCGTCTTTTTGGTTTAAATCAAATGCCGCCATTCGGCTGCCTCCTGCGATCTTTACAGATCTTCTTCGTCGTCCTCTGATAGTATGTTATCAATAATCGAAAGAGCATCGGACAAACCCTCTCGTTTACCTACAAGTCTTTGATAAGCATCAAAGCTATGTACATTAACGGCGGAAGCTATTGCCTCCGTCATTTCTTTTTCTGCGATTTTAATTCTATCCAGAATTTCGCTTAGTATGTCCTTCATATTCTTACTAATGCAAACATTTGGAGCATTCCGCCCCAAATATTAATAAAAGTTTCCGCCGCCGATTTCGTTTAGGTTCTTATCTGGGCCAACTTTAGAAGGTTTAGCCATCTTAGCTTGCGCTGCGCCAATCTTCCAATTATTGTCACGATGTGAACCTGAGTCGCCTTGATCTAACTTAGCATCAGGACCGCCGCCAGAGCTTTGCTTGCCCATTTGTTTGTAGGTTTGACGAAAACCTAATTCATCTTTTGCCATTATTGTTCCTCAGTGGGTGGTTGTTGTACTTCTTGTTGCTGCTGTGCTTGTTGCAATTGTTGCTGGTGCTGCTGATCAGCTTGCGCTAATTGTTGTTGATGCTGCTGCATGTCTTGCTGCAGTTGTTGTTGTCCTTGAGCCATTTTGTTTTGTGCTTCAATGGCTTGTTGGATTTGAGCGGCTTGTTGCTCAAACGCTTGTTGCTGAACAGCTAAACCATGAGTGCGAATATCTTGTTCGGCTGCGATGATGGCTTCTCTAGCAGATGCGTCTTGTTCAGCTTCTAACTGAGCTTGCATCTGATCCATCTGAGCGCCAGCGGTAATCATTGCAATACGCTCTTTGGCTGCGTTGTTAATGTTTGCCATCGCAATATCGGTAGCATTACGCTGATTGTCGATATTGGTTTGAGTGCTGTATTTAGCTTGTAATTCTTGAACTTGCTGTTGTAACTCAGCAACTTTAACTTGATACTCTTGTTGCGCTTTTTGTACATCAAGTTGCATCTTGTTTTGGAACTCTTGTGTTTTACGCTGAGTTTCAGCCATTTGAGTCTTAACAATTGCCGCAGCAGTAGGATCAGACATAAGTTGATTTTGCTGTTGGTTCTGTTGCATCTGTGATACTTTTTGTGCCAACTGTGCAATCTGCTGTACATACGGCGTCATCATGCGCTTGGAGTCTTCGTCTACCAATTGTGATGCCAGTGCCAACGCTTGTTGTGCCTCAAGGTCTAATGGCTTCTCAGTGTGCAACTCTAATACATCGCGTCCACCAGATGCCTGCGCCACATAAGAGCGCATAGACTGTAAGTAGTGTAAGGTTAAATGCTGCTTGATATGATCAAGGGCATGGGGAGCAAAAGCAGGTCCAATAACAGGATTGCCGCCATAGGCAGGATTGTTTGCATACTCAAGGTGTACCTTGATATGTGCGATATGATCTTGATCCGGGTAGGCTGCGGCTGGACGACCCATAGTCATCGCCACGTTTTCCAACGCTGGGTTAGATTCTGCCGCGCCTTGTGGATTAGGCATAATCTCTTCAATCTCTGGCACTTTCATTTGCTGCAGAATGCGGTTGTAAACCGCTCTCATATCAAACGTGCCGGGTTGCATTTGGTTAGCTTGTGTGGCTAACTGTAAGATTGCTTGTGTCTGAGCTAAACGTTGTGTCTCAGAGAAAATGTTTGGATCAGATACTGGACGTACGTCATTGTTTTCGGCAAAGTCACGAACCTCAATCTCAGTACCAGACTCGTTGTCCATCTCAGACAAGTACCAGTGGTTGATGCGAGATACGATAGCAAGAGACTTAGCTTGGCTACGATGTAAACGTGCATGAATGCTAGAGAATACTTTGGCGCCCTGTTCAATCAGCGCTTGGGCTGTACCAACAGGCATGTTGTTGTTAGCTTCGCCAATCTTTTCTTCAGAAGTAGAGACAACGCCTTTAGCTGCAGTCGTTAACCAACCCAACAATTCCATGAGAACAGAAGATGGTGGATTAAACGGCATAGCCATTGCAATCTTACGGATGTCATCAACACCCGGACCAGACTCTACCTCTACTACTTGGGTGGGTTCAATCCTATCAGACTGTCCAGACACGCGTCCAGTTTTGAGTTTAAGTAATGTCTGAGAGTTGTTGATATGAGCAGCGTCAAGCAGAGCGCGTAGAGCGCCAGTGAGAGCAGCAGACAAGCCGCCAATAAGATGGGGGAGACCAATAGCGTAAGCACCACGCCAAGGAATGAATTTGAATTCAACATACCAATCCAATTTCGTGAGCTTTTCGTCATTGCATTCCCAATTTCTGCGCAGTGATAATACTTCGCTTGTTGTCTCATCAATAGTGAGGATGTAAGGTGCGCGGCGTCCTTCTGTTTCGGGATCTGACTCTAAACGTATAAAGCAAGTGATTTCGTAAATTCTGCGTAGGTTGTCAATATTTTTCGATGGCATTTCTTTGCCTTCGATTTTGTTATTGGCTTCCTCAGAACGAGTCTGATCAGTTAACGGTGCATCAGATGTCGTGAATGACTCGATGTCTTTGTAAATACCTTGCTCGATACGCTGAAGATAAATGTCTTCGGTGATATCTTGTACTTCGGTAACGCGTTGCGATGTGTAGAAATTGGTAGAGGAGTATGGCAGGATGATGTTGTCAATTGGTACCCACTCGCAAGTAGGACGCATTTGTTCTTCATCAAAACGCCATTTAAGAAACTGTGAACCACCAAGGGGTAACTGAGTGAGCAACTGCTCCATCTCGTCACGGTATTCTTGGACTTGCTCGGTAAGTTGCCAGTTAAGGAACTCCGCTTTACGTTCTGCAGTTTTTTGTTTTAATAAGTCAGCATTACCCTTGATGTTGGTCTTGACCAAACCTTCAGGGGGTAGCAATTCTTTGGATGATGATGCCGCAAAGTCAACGCAAGCTTCTGCCATGACAGGGTGCACCACTTTAGATGCGCCGTCAAACACAGCACCGCCGGGCGCGTCTTTACCTAGACCAGTACGACGCAAACCTTCTTCGTATTGTTTATCGCGTTGCTTACGGGCTTCTTTGTCTACGTCAATGTAGTCAAGATACTCATATGCCAGTTTGAGCAAGACGTCTTCATCAAGCTCTTCTGCCAAGTTGGCATAGAACTCAGGATTCTTTTGTGGGCCTTCTTTTGGCACAAAGTTAACAACAACCGACCCGTCATCTAATTCGATAACTTCTTGGTCTACTTCGTCTGAATCTAAACCCAGTGCTTGCTCGAACTGCTCTTTTTGCGCTTCTTGCTCAGCGTCATCTTTAATATCATCGTCACGGTTTAAACCGGGAAGATTGCCGCCTTGCGAGATGGGTAATTGTGGCGATTGTGCCATTATGCTAATACCTCGTATCCCCATTTAATTGGGTTATTTTTTATTCTGTTCCAAATAGTTTTATTTGGCTTATTTAAAAATTTAGCAAGATCTGAAATTGATTCAAATATCTTGTTGTTGTATTTAATCGCTATTGCAACTGGCGAATTTTTTCCAGTTTTTCCGTACATTGGATTATTTATTCCTGAATTTTGACCAATTCTTTTTTCTGACATTTTTTGTTTGGAAATATCTGAATGTTTTCTTCCTTGAAAACCTGATATAAAATTTCCGCTTTCGTCTATGTTTTTTATTAAAAAATTGTACGCGTGAGCATCATTTGGGTTTCCATATAATTTAAAAAGATTTAGATGCGCTTCCGCATGGTCAATTGGGCTTAAATAAATTATATTACTCGGATCATCAGTTCCTCCAGCGTGTCGTGGAACAATATGATGTTTGTGAAATCCCTTTGGTTTTTTCATGTTAACTCCCTACAAGTTGAATTGGCCGGAAACTAGATTGGGTGTAGGGCCCAAACAGGCGCTGCAGGCGCTTTTCGTATTCCTACTTATACTAATGCAAATAAATGGGGGTTTCCGCCCCAACCGTATTATTGGGCATACGGATTTGCTGTTCTTTTGCGGAAATCATCATCAGCATATGAATAATCGCGGGCAGGTAACGGGTCAAGCTGAATCCAGCCAGTATCACGCAAAACACGCAAGGCTTGTGATAAAGAGTCTACATAGTCATCATGCCCACCACCTTCTGGGAACGAACAGACTTGTCTGAGGAACCGTTTAGCCCAGTCTGCGAACTCGCCTTTGATCTTAGCATCTTCTGGAATCCAGACTTTACCTTTGGCAATTAGCGGCGCAACAATGTTGATACGCTGCACCTTATCGGCACGACCGGGGTTGTAACCACGCACATCAATGCCTGATCCTTGCAACTCTTGGATCAATGAGATACCAGCAGACTTATCTTCCATTAACACCATGTCCGCTTTACGACCTTTTGCAAAGTCATTGTCTGCACCATAGACCACTTCTTTGTAATCGTCGATAACTTTACGGCGCAATTCTGGGTAGGCAAGGTGGCCGTCCCAAGCATCCAAGAGAATAATACCCACACCAATGTCGGGAGTATCAAACACACCCCATACTGTACAAGCCGTGGGGTCGTTGGTAGTTTTTTCTGAAGTGGCCGGGTCGTATGACGCAATAACATACTCAAGGTCTGGGGTTGGCTTGTTTGCCGGCCACATACGAAACTGTTTGCGTTTGATGATACCTGCTTGTTCTGGGTCAAGGATCTCACCATAAATTTCTTGGCGACCAATGTCAGTGCCATCGTAAGTTTCTAGCTGTTTGAAAAATGTCTCGGAGAGGTTCGCCCGATTGTCGTATGACGACGCGTTGACCATGTAGACGTCCCCACCAATTTTTCCTTCGGCAAGGTCGACAATAAGTTCTTTTGGTTTGGGGGTTGTGGTAATGATTTGCTGGACGCGCTCAATGCGAGGATCGCGCAGACGGAGGG